AGCCCAAGACAAAAGAGGCCAAGGCTGCTAAGAGGAAGGGTAACAATGAGCAACTCGCTAAGCAATTGGCTTTGCTTAAGCGCTTAAACCCAGAGAATCGAGCCAAAGTTCTCGGGACCACTCGACTCATCAAAGGCCGCGGAGACTATGAAGTTGGGAAAAACATTGGCTCCAAGGTGGGCTCTTGGATCGGCGGGAAGTTGCACGGTTGGTTGTCTACCCTTTTTGGTAGCGGCGACTACCAGATGCAAGTTGCGGGCGACGTCAAGCCTCAACAAAACTCTCTCATCGCTGGGAGTTCCGTTCCTGCAATGCAAACAGACGGTATGGGTGAAGTCGACATCTCTTTTCATGAGTATCTAGGTACGATACCGATGACAGAAGAATTTTCCCTTCGCACTTACGTGATTGACCCTACCGACTCCACCACCTTTCCATGGCTCAGCGTCTTCGCCCGAGGTTTCCAACAGTGGGAGCCACTGGGTATGGTCTTCGTCCTCAAAACGTTGTCTTCAGATGTTGTTTCCGCTCCTACGCAAGGTATGGGATCGATTTCAGGTTCCATTCGGTATGACGTAGATTCTTTGCCGCCCATTGATCTTGAAACCATGCTCAATAGCTCGATGTCTAGTTCAGCTAAGCCCAGTGCTAACCAGATGTTCGCTGTTGAGTGTGCTCGATCTCAAACCCCCATCTCCGTGCTCAAGATTCAGCAACCCGGCACAACTCCCGGTGACCTTCAGTTCTTCCGAATGGGTTTGTTCGACATTGCTACGCAAGGAGCTGGAGCGAATTACGACGACGCAGCTCAACTTTACGTTACATATCGGATTCGTTTCAAGAAACCTCGGTTGGCAACGTCAGCAGGAACTAGTCTCATGTTTCTAGCTGACTTCAAAGGTTACGATCTCACAAACTTCTTTACTCTGATGCCTGATACTTCAGCCGTGAAACAACCGCGAGTCAACACTTTAGGCGTCACTTACACTCCCACAACTGGAAATGCTCGTCTTGAACTCCCATTGAACACCCCAACTGGAGCGGTGTTCATGCTGGTTGTTGCCAAAGCCGGAGGCAATAGCACACCAATCAATGTCCCCAACTTTAACTACGGGTACGGTGGCGGGATGAATTTCGCCACCATCTTTAGTGATCAAACCAACGATCTTTACGTCCAACCTTCTTCCGCTACAAACGCAGGAATCGACCAGAGCGTCATGGTGGCTTCTGCCTTCTACGACGGGTCTGGGACTGCCTCTGCGCCACCTTACATTCATTGTACTTTTGGTGGCAACAACATTTTTGGCGCACCAACTGACTGGCCTGGCAATATCATGTTGATTCGCATTGACGCAGCTTGCAATACCGGTTTGACAACGGTTGGCTCAGCATCTTACACTCGAGAAATGTTCTTTCGTTTCTTGTGCGATGCGGTTGCTGGTCGGCATTCATCGACTCGCCCACCCGGGGAGTATCGGTTAGTAGACTGGGTTCATCAATTCTCGAAGACTAGTAAGTGGCCAGTTGATAAGAAGTTGCCTCGAGCCCCAAATGCTTTTGACACCACACTTATGGAGGCTCTTGGGGCCATCAGTCGGTATACTGGCTCGTTGAGCACCGTTGAGTCTAAATCTGACCCCCCCTTGTTGTTGGTCAATGAGGACGTTGAGACAGAGTATCAGCAAGTGGTGTCTGGCGCTCCCGTGGTGAGCTCTGTTCCGTTCGTTCCCCCCACTCTCATGCTTCCACACATCACGCAACCACGTCGGTAGACCCGAGTGTGTTGCAGGGTAAATTCCCCTCAAGAAATTTTATTAGAAAAAACAACTTAAACCCTAAAAATTTTAAACACTCAGAGCCCAGCTCCCACTGCTCCGCTCCTTTTCTCAATACTCATGGCGATTGAGGCTTTCCCTTCGCTGTTAGTGTTCACATTTCATCTTCACTGGTTGTCTTCCCAGCCAGTGATTAAAAGTCTAGCCCGGACTTGATAGGGATCACATTTTGAACAAGATATTTTAGCGGTTTCGCCCGGCCTCGTTGCCTTAGCACATCACGCACACACACCTTACCCTAGCATCCACTTCACCTACCCATTTTCGAATGCGCGTAGAGAGAGGGCGGAGGCTGTCTCTAGAAAGGGACTCCCGAAAGGGTCCTGAGTATAGGAGCCGAGTGGTTGTGACATCCCTTGACATGTTCAGTAACTGTTGTCGACTATAAGTCTTCTCGGAGGTGGAAATCCTCATTCACTAAGTGCTGGTGTCATTGGTTGTCTCATGCCATAGCTCCCACTAAAGCAAGCTGACGTGTTAGTTCCTATGTACACTAACATGTCAGTTCATTGAACTTCGTCAGACTAACCATTACATGTATTATCTTTTACTCCTCTAAAAATGTCAAATTTTTCGAGTTTAGTCTGTTTACGCGCTTCAGTCACCGCTCGTGACGTTGACTTAGGAGCCCCAATTATTTCTCCGTGTTCATTTGAACATGGTGACCCGCGCAATAAGCACGGATCGCTACATCCCAAAGATGTAGAACGTCGTGCAAAAAGCCTTGAAAGCGATTCTCATGTTCGGTCCCGTAAGACTAAGCCTCTAGGACCCAAACATTCTTTCCGTCATTCTAAAACGCATCTTGAAGATTCCCCTATCAACGGGCAAAATGGTTCGAGCATGGGAGATTGTAACATCGACCACACTTTAGCCAATGTTGCCATGGGTGAAACTTTCATGTTAGCACCACATTTACCACCACCTCTATCTTTAATAATTCAATCATACTTAAATACGATTTGTCCCACCTGTGGCTGGTCCAGGTTGTCAACTATACAATGCAGGAAGTGTCCAAGTGGAGCACCCTTTTGCACTTCTTGCCGCAACTCCTTCTCTTTACCATCCATTATCCATGACTACGTCCCTGGGAGTAGCCAAACAGGCGCTATATCACATGTCACTATAACAACTCGGTTGCCAAGAACTTTCGAAGAGTCCATTCATTCGACTGTCTTTGAGATGGGAAATTTGGTGTTCACGCAAGTGAAACCACCCCCCTATCCAAGAAATGACTCCTTCTTCTTTACCTTCTTAAATCCACCTGTCCCTAGCGAGATAAATGGTTCAGCTGGGTCTTTTAAAGACTCTTGTGACGTTGCCCGTCCTGAGTGCTCAGAGGTTAAAGCTGGGTGTAAAGGGGTTCGCCATGCTCACAAAGTCCGAGGTGTAGCAAATGACGCTGCACGTGGATATGCTGAGCGCATGGCTTCCCGTGGCACGCCCGTCCCCAAGAAAGAGCCAAAGTTTGAAAACTGTGATAAGGTGTATGATGACAGTAAACTCTCGTGCCCAGACCCTAGACACACCCACGTTCTCAATATTGATCTTCCAGATGCTAATGAGGAAGCTTATATCGCAGCGATTGAACGCTCTTTTGATGAACAAAAGGCCGCTGTTAGCGCCGCGCAGATTGAGCTATTGCCTCCATATGAAGCCGACGAAGATGACATCTTATTAGAACGCCGACTCCGTGACCAAGCCTTCCGTGAGGTGCGAGATGCCCAGGATGTTGAGTTTGCACGAGTTTTAGCGGAGGCTAAGGAGGAAGCGAAGCACGAACGCGAGTTCAAAGTCGAAGAAATCGGAGAGTCAGAAGAATCCAAATCTAGAAGCAGCAGCGATAGTTTACCCCTCTCTGAGGGAGTGCAACTAGATTTTGAACCCTATGACATCCCTGTTTTGGATGACGAAAACTCGTTGTTGTTCGCAACCCTGCATTTGGAGGAACAGTGGGCCTTTGAGGCTTTCTCCATCCCACAAATCAACGTTCTTTATGCTCGTTTCAGGAGGTTAACCACCGCGGTCACCCGTGGAGTGCAACGAGATCTTTTGTTACAAGAAATCATGGAGCTCCTCAATAGTATTGTCCACCCGCGTTTTATGACCTCAGCTATGCACTCTGTTCTTACAGCGTTCGGCTTCGATGCTGGAGAGTTCTCCCCGTCTCCCTCCCCCAGATCTAGCGGCGTTGATCCAAGTGAGTCGGAGTTTGAAGGCGACGAGGGGGATGAAGGAGAGGAAGGTGATGAAGGTGACGACGCTGAACAGTTCTCAGAGTTCCCCATCTTCGATGGTGAGTTTAAACTCAGTGAGTTGCAACGCGAGCCTGCCTTTTTAGATCTTAACGTCCCTGCTGACTTCGAGGATGATCGCCTTTACGGTGTGCGTCCAGGAGTCCCACCACGCCAGCCCTTGCAAGCACTCAGAGAAGAAGACATGGATCAAGTTATGCTTGAAGACAATCGTGTTGCCAATGAAGAACATGAGCCACTTCTCCAGGGTCTGAGGGTCGATATCTTGGGGGGTTATATGGTTGAACATCGTGGTGACGAGTTAGATGAGAAGCACGGCGATCCTTTTGAGTTTCCTCTCGTTTGGCCTGGAGCTCCTGACAACCCGCCTCCCGCGCCCCAGCCCATCCCTCCAAAACACCAGAGCCTTTTATCAAGGATTAAGAAGCATATCCATAACCCATTGAAGTCCGTGGATAAGGTGCCTTCCGCTCCCTCGCCGAACAATCTTGTTAGCCCAGTCACTGGAAACCCCTTTTACCCTGTGGTACAAGGCGTCTCTACACCCAAGGTGTTGACAGTCAATTTGTTTGGCCAAGGTGGTTTAGTTTCTAAGAAGAGGATTCTCTTGGACGCTCTTTTGAGTATCTTGCCCGGATTCTATAAGCAGACTGTTGCCGTTTCTAATTCTGATGCCGGAGCCACTCGCTCTGAGGCCGTGTACGCAGATCCTTCATATCAGTTTCATTGGGCTTTCGACCTTGGTAAGTACTTTATGGAGCAACACGAGCTGCAAGCTAGGTCTCCAGTTGTCCGACGCGAGTTACTTCCTCAAGCAGAGTACCTTCTCCTCAATTCCTCATTCACTTCCGTCACCCAAGTTCCCATATCTGAGGACTTGTTATCTTCTATGTTCGGAAATACTGAAGCAGCAGGTGCCGATTTGTTGTGTCGAGAGGCATTGGGAGTAGGCTCTAAGGAAGGCACTGTAGAGTATCGTTTAGCATTACATTCAGCTGCTACCCGTTTTGTGCTCAACCATTGTCGAGCCTTGTACAACGAAGTGTATGCGTATTCTCCTACTGTCGCAGATAACACTGTTACTCATTTTTGCCAAATTCGCGTCTTCCACGATCTTCGGAAGTTTTTCTTCAGTCCCAAGCTCATTCTGAAGTTGGATTTTCGTCCAAGGGGAGCGTAGTCTTCTCGCCTGAAGTACGTTCCCCCTTCAAGTTAGGCATCGTCAACTGTACTGTTGATAAACCTTTTGAAAGCAACGGTCGCTTCACCTGCACGAAGAACCCCCAGTTTTGGGTCGACGGTCAACTCAAATTCCCAGATCCTTACGAATCGATAGACGGCACTTATCGTACTTTGTTCGGGCCCGGTGCTTCTCACAACGCTCTCATTTACGGAGATACTAACCACAATATGTCGTTGGCACTCCGTCGTATAACTTGCAAGAGAGAACTTGCTATACCTGGTTATCACGACTTCCTCTATTTTGCTCAAATCTCATTCATCCGTCAGCATTCAGCATTTTTCACGTCCTTATTACAACGTTATGAACCACATTATCAACAATACACAAACCATTATAATGAAGCTCTTATCCATCATAAAGACCCACATACCAAGAAACCCTTACGTTTGGTCTCATGGGCTCACTTGGTGCACACCGCCACCAACGTCGACCACGCCAGTGATTGGGTGCGCTCAACACCTATCATTAAGATCAAGAAGAACGAAAAAGGTAAGTTCGACAAATACCCCCGATCCATTGTTGACGTCGGGTGTGAAGGTTCTCTTATCGGTTTTGTTGCCGCCGCCATTGTAAAACAAGCTATGTTTGATGAACCTATAGAATATAAAGGTTGCACCATAGAGTTCTGTAAATCTCCAGAACCAACTGTCTTGAAACACATATTTCATCGGTTGTACTCCCCAAGAGGATCGGCCCATTTTGTGTACTTCTCAGACGATTCTTGTTACGCGGTGCGCGACTCAACTGGAAAAGTCAACTGGTATAATCTCGACATTTCTACTTGTGATGCCTCCCACACGCCTGCCCTTTTTGAGGCTATGCTTCAGATCACTTCCGGTACCCTCCACGAGGCCTTGTCCCATGTTGTCAACCAGTGCAAGCGCAAACTCAGGATTAATTGTGCCCTGCGTCGCAAGCATGTGCGTTGCACTATCAAGCCTACCGAACCGATGCTTTACACTGGAGTGACTATAACCACTCTCATCAACAATTTGGCCAACATTATAATCGCCATATCACTGATTGAGAACGGGGCAATAGGTCAAGGTATTGAAGAAGCAGCAGCTAGAGCCGGATATGTCTTGACTGGATGGGAGAAGCCCTTAGAGTTCTTTGAAGACGTCCAATTCCTCAAGCATTCTCCAGTCGTCGACTCTGATGGTTCCTGGTCGCCTATGCTCAACTTGGGTGTCATCATCCGCGCCTCCGGTGAGTGCGACGGTGACCTGCCAGGTAGAGGTCCACTAGAACCTCGTGCTCGTGCTTTCCAAGCCGGACTCATACATGGAGCCTATCCACGCACCTTTTGCACAGTGATCAACAACCTCCGTGACTCTACGAAGGTCTCCGTCTCCAAAGACGAGATGCGTTTACGCTCTGATCCCAAGATGCACGCCTTCGTGTCCAAGCACCTCGCTCACAAAGTTCAACCCGAT